AACGCACTTCCGCGTGCCTAATCTTTCGGGCCGCGTTCCTGTGGGCGCTGGTACCGGTGCTGGTGGCGGTACGACGGGCGCGGCGGGTACTACGCCTAACGGCGCTCAGACACTTTCGGGCCGCTCGCTTGGTGCTTGGTTTGGTGACGAGCGCTTGCACGCGCATAATCATACGGGCTCTACCAACAATACGGGCGGCCACACGCACAGCATTAGCCACACGGATCAGGGCTATGCCTCGCAGAATAGCGGTAACGGATCTACCTTTATCATGGGTAATCTTAATGGCTATAATAACTTTGGGGCTGGTGTGCAACTTGTGGCGAATACTAACGGCGCTCACGAGCATACGGTTAGTACGGTCAATGCCGGGGCAGGTACGGCGCAGAATATGCAGCCCGCTATTGTCCTTAACTATATCATTAAGTATTAGGAGCATCTATGGCTAAGTCTTTTCCTAATACTGGTACTACTGTTATTGATGCTACTGCTGATCTTCCGGGTAGTCCTTCTGAGGGTATGATGGTGTTTCAGAAGGATACTAATGAGTTGAAGATTTATGATGGGGCTAGTTGGGTTAGTATGCTTGATACTGATACTCCTCCAGCATTAGTGTATTTAAGTACTAGTACTTTTACTAATGTTGCTTCAACAACTATTACTAATTGTTTTAATACTTCTTATGATAATTATAAAGTTTTTATTACTTGTTATGGGTCGAGCGGGAGTCAACAGAGTGGTAGGTTGCAGATTATTGATACGAGTACTACGATAACTGGTAGTTATTATTATGGGACAAAGTATGTTAGGGGTGGAGGAGTAGAGGGGGTTCTTGAATCTGCTGCTTCTGGAAGCACTATAAACGCTTTTACTGTTCCGTCTGGGGTTTCAAATATAACTACTAGTATAATTGAGATTACAGGAACTCCTGCTAGTAGATACGCAGCAATGAGTTATAGTTTCTTTAATACCTCAGGAGATACATACAATTGTTTTGGCGTAGGCGCTGCCTTAGGAAGTAATAATAGAACTACGGGGCTAGTTTTATCGGCTGCTTCTGGTAATATTACAGGCACCGCTGTTTTTTATGGTTATCGTAACAGTATCTAGGAGTAATAATGTTTGGATCTAACGTACAACCAAAAAGAATCGTAAAAGAACAACGAAAAGAAGCATGGTACTGTCACACATGCAACCTAGAACACCCCGCCTATTATTCTAAATGCCCCAAATGTGGAGGGCACCGCCCCCACTAAGGAGAGGCACAATGCCTAACTATAGTTTTAAAAACGGCGTAACAGTAAAGCCCACTGACCTAGAAAACATCCTGCTACAATACCCAGAGAAGTTTGGCTGGTTCCTCTCTAAAGGCTACGCGCCACACTACTATCAGTGCCTATTCCACGCAAACACTAATGAGGAGCACTTAACGCGCTTCCGACACTTAGTCGCAGGCCGCCGAGGAGGTAAAACCCTCAGCGCCGCGTGGGAAGTACTATTCTACTGCCAGCACCCGGAACAATTCCACAGGGATGCGTACGGCAAGGAGTCCAGCGCACCCCTCTGGGTGTGGGCTACATCTAAAGATTATAAGGTCTTGCGTCCCGCTCTCCTTACTTTGCGTAAGGTTATTACGGAAGCCGGGTTAGAACTCGGCAAGGACGTGAAGGAGAACCGCGGAGCAATGACCTTTGAATTCCCCAACGGCTCACTAATTGAGTTTAAGTCCTCGGACGATCCTCAGTCACTGCGCGGCGCTGGCCTAGACATCCTCTGGATGGACGAGGCAGCGTTCATTCGCTCAGTGGAGCCGTGGCAAGTCATGCGACCGGCCCTCTCAGATAAGAAGGGCCTGCTCATTACGACAACAACGCCGGACGGTAAGAACTGGTTCTACGAGGAATTCTGGAATAAGGACGCCATAAAGGACCCCAATCAGGGGCGCGTGGAGTACCGCTCCATTGATAATCCTTACTTCCCCAAGCAAGAGTGGGAGTACACAAAGCGTAGTTATCACCCGCTCCTCTTCGCGCAAGAGTACATGGCCGCCTTTGACTCTATGGCTGGCCGCGATCTTGCCGGAGACTGGCTGCATTACTACACAGATGAGGACCTTCCGCGAGATTCTAGTGGGGCCCTACAAAAACTACGTAAGTATATTGGCGTAGATCCTGCAGTAAGCATGTCTGGCCGCGGCGACCGCTTTGTTATTAGCGTAGTAGGAGTCTCCGACTCTAACCAAGTGTTTCTCCTCGATCAGTACGCGGCTAAAATCCCGTTTACAGACCAGTTGGAGAAGATTCAAGAGTACCATATTCGCTATCAGCCCGATATTATTGGTATTGAGAGCAACGCCTATCAGGCGGCGCTCGTACAGCAGGCGGAGCGGCTCCCTAGTATGCCTCCTATTGTCCCTATTTTTGCTAAGGGTAAGAAGTTTGAGCGTATTATGGCTATGTCGCCTCTTTTTCGTATTGGTAAGGTAAGGATTAAGGCCGAGCATAAAGATTTTATTGATGAGTGGATTAATTATGACGCTAGTATGTCGAAGCCGAAGGACGACTGTCTTGACTCTGTGGAGATTGCGTTGCGTACGGCTGGCGCTTTGCTTGGCGAGTCGGCCTTTGAGTCTCCTAAGGGCCTTTATGGGCTTGATAAGTGGCTTGAGGCTGATAGGCCTAGGAGCATAGATGATAAAGACATTAATGTTGACGAATACTTAGGGAGTATATGGTGAAGAAGTTTACTTTGGGCGCTAATTATAGTGCTGATGCTATTACTGGTGAGCGTTTTAGGCCGGGTGAGGACGTTATTGATACGGGTATTCCTAATAAGGAATCTCTCTTTATGCGGCGTTCTAAGACTCGTTTGATTAAGGAGGCTACGATTGTTTGGTTGGCGGAGGGAGCAGGATTTACTGTTACTAAGCGTAATGGAGGAGATTCTGGCAACGCAGAGGTCGTGGACCGAGAGGATGCTGGCCTTGGAGGAGGAGCGCCTGAGGCTGGAAAGGTTAAGGCTGGAGGGGGCAAGCCCTCTGGAAAGCGTCCCAGCGGGGATGATGCGAGTTAGTGAGGACGAGCAGGACGCCGATTGGGCGTTAAAGCACGGTATTATTAATATGGATGAGTACAACGGGCTTCTTCAGGAGGCCGGTTTGCATCCGACGGATTTAGAATTCATCTAGGGGGTGAGTAGTGGCAGAGGAGAAGTCCCAGACATATTCGAATGAGGATCGGCCTGAGGGTTATGCCCCTGCCGATAAACTCGTCAAGAAGGTTGAAGACCTAAGGGCCTCTCGCGACCTGCTTGAGCGCCAGTGGAAGATTAACCTGTCTTTTTATAAGGGTAAGCAGTACGTCTTCTTTAATCGTAAGTCTAGTCGTATTGAGTCGCTTCCTACGGATGAGGGTGATAAGCCTCGCTACCGCGTGCGTCTGGTGTCTAATCAGATTGCGCCTAATACGATATCGCTTCTTTCCCGGCTTGTCAAGACTAAGCCTCAGTTCTATGCTACCCCCGGGCAGGCCTCGTATGAGGCTCAGAAGGCAACGCAGGTTGCCGAGAACCTGCTTGAGTACTGGTGGGACGCCTTTCATCTGACGGAGAAGCGCGAAGAGGCTATGATGTGGGCTATTATTTGCGGTAACGGCTTTTGGAAGATTACTTGGGACGATAAGAAGGGCCCGGGTATGAAGGTTATGATGGATCCGATGGGTCAGCCTATTGTTGATCCTATGATTAAGCACTTCTTTGAGAAGGAGTTAGAGGCCGCCGGTATTGAGTCTGACGAGTTTGAGAAGCAGATTTATCAGGGTGAGATTCGTGTTGACGTTATGAGTCCCTTTGATGTCCTTCTTGATGACTCTGCCCAAGTGTTTGAGGATTGTAAGTACGCTTTTTGCGTGCATCCGATGGATCCTAGTGAGGTGCAGGAGCGTTATGGCGTTAAGTTGAAGCCTAATGCTGTTAATCGTTACCCTGATGAGGCTCTTCCGGGCGCTTTTGGATCCCTTGAGGGTAAGACGACGGAGAATGTGCGTGAAGTGTATTATGGCTATTTCTTGCCGGGTGCAAAGTATCCGGAGGGCCGTTTTGTGGTCTTTACTAAGAATCCGAGCATTGTGCTGTATGATGCGCCGTGGCCGTACCCGTTTGAGCAACTTCCTCTTGTGAAGTTTCCGGGTATGCGTATTCCGGGCCAGTTGTGGGACGGTAGTGTAGTTGAGCAGGCCGTGCCGCTGCAGAAGGAACTTAATCGTACTTTGTCGCAGATGGTGGAGTATAAGAATCTTACGTTGAAGCCGCAGATGCTGGCTCCCGTAGGCTCTTTACGCCAGCGTATGACGGACGAGCCGGGCGCTATTTTTGAGTATAATCCTGTGGCCGGTAAGAGTCCGGAGAGTATTCCGCTTCCCTCGCTTCCCGCGTACGTGTTTGAGCACTTGCAGGATCTTGGGCAGCGCTTGCGTGATATTTTTGGTCTTAATGAGATTATGCAGGGCGACGTGCCCCCGAATGTTGAGGCTGGTGTGGCTATTGACTTGCTGCAGGAGGCCGCTTCGGATCGTTTGGCTCCTCAGATTATGATGATGGAGAAGTCCCTTGAGCGCTGCGGTAATCTTATGCTGCAGTTGGCTCAGCAGTACTATAAGGAGCCTCGTATGCTTCTTATTAATGGCTCTGGTACTAAGCCTAAGGTTGAGCGCTTTGAGGACGCGGATCTTATTAACGGCGTGCAGGTGCGCGTTGAGGCCGGTTCTGGTCTTCCGCGTACTCGCGCCGGTAAGCAGGCTCGCGTTATGCAGTTGCTGCAGATGGGCATTCTTAGTCCTACTAAGGCGTATAAGTATATGGACATGGCGGACTTTAAGGGCCTTCAGATGCAGTTTGAGGCCGATGAGGAGCAGGCTATGCGCGAGCATGATAAGTTGATGGACGGCGCTATTATTAACGAGGCGGCCGCTCAGGAGGCCGAGATGCAGATGATGCAACTTATGATGAATCCGCCTGTAGACCCGAATACGGGTATGCCGCAGGAGATTGATCCTCAGATGCTTCAGGGTCTTGGCGAGGCTGGTCTTCAGCCGCTTCCCTACGAGAGTAAGGCAGCGCACCTTGATGCGCACGCTAATTTTATGAAGAGCGCCGAGTTCGAGTCTATGCCTCCTGAGGTTAAGGGCCGCTTTTATAAGCACTTTGAGTTGACGCAGGCCGCCCATCAGGCGGAGACTGGTCCCGAGGGCGAGCCGCCGAAGGTTAGCCTTCAGTTGCGCGGTACTATCGGACCGACGACGGGCTCTAAGATCCTTACCCAGTCGGGTGTTAAGGACGTTACGCCTGAGGAGTTGCTTGAGCCGCCGCTTGAAACGGTGGTTATGGATAACTTGGATAAGCCTAACGCGGAGGAGCAGGCCCAGAATCAGCAGGATATGCAGGGCCAGCAGATGATGGGTAAGATGCAGCAGAGTGAGATGCTGCACCAGCAGCGGATGCGTCAGGAGCGCGAATCGGAGGCAATGAAGATTGGAATCTAGCAGGCGAGTTGATTGGTCCGATAAGGATCGCGCGGCTGCGTATGTAATCTGGATTGCTAATGAGAAGAATACGCGGCGGACGGCCCGGGATACGGGGGTGCCTCACGGCACGCTTCGTCACTGGGTTAAGGAGTGGGGCGAGAGTGGTCCGCCTGAGCAGGTTATGGAAGAAATGAGTGCGCAGGTGTACGAATTTGTACACCACGCTAATAGGGTACGTGAATCCGCTATGCGTAAGTTGGAGGAGTTGATTCCGCAGGCTGAGGCAAAGCAGTTGTCGGCAATTGCTACGGTGGTAGGTATTATGGATGATAAGATTCGTCTTGCGTCCGGCCTTGCTACTAAGCGAACCGAAACAGTGCATACGCTTCCGTCTAAGGAGGATATGAAAGAACTTATAGGCGGTTTCGCTGAGGGGCTGGTAGGGGCCGCAGAGGCTCGCTCCGGCGAAATTATCGAGGTCGAGGCAGAGGAGCAATCCGAATACACGGGACTCCTGTTAGAAAGGACCAATTAGATGAGTGAGTTTAATTTAGAGGGCGCTGTAGAGGCGCTTTCAGGGGATCTTCCGGACGATTATGAGTCCCCGGTTGATTCCGCAGTGGATGAAACTGCTGTAGGAGATAATCAGTCAGAGACTGAATCTTTTACGGGGTTTGATCCGAATGTTCTTCCTGAGGATATGCAAAAGGTGTATAAGTCTATGCAGGCTGATTATACCCGTAAGACTCAGGAGATCGCTGAGCAGCGCCGTCAGTATGAGGCGTTTGCTGAGATTGGTGTTGATCCCAACGAGGCCGTCAGTGTACTTAATCTGTGGCAGGCAATGGATTCGGACCCTCAGGTTGCTTCTGAGTTTGCTTCCGCTATCCAGAACCGTCTACAGGAAATGGGTGCAGTTAACGCGCCGGTCGAGGATGTTACACCTGAGAATGTAAGTTACGATGGCCTTCCGCCTGAGGTTGCTAAGGAACTTGGAGAAATGCGTGCCTTTAGGCAGCAGATGATCGAGTCGCAGCAGCAGCAGGAGATTATGTCGAAGTTGGAGGTCGAGGAGCAGACTATTCGTACTGCTAATCCTGATTACTCTGATGAGGATTTGGATACTATTTACTCGCTCGCGCACGCGACTGATGGCGATTTGATGGCTGCCTCGCAGCAGTATCACGCTATTCAGCAACGATTGCTGGGCAGTTATTTGCAGGCAAAAACTGTTCCCCACGGCGCTACTCCGGCTCCGGGTGGTCCGTCTAGTGTTCCGGGACGCTCTTTCGGGAGTCTCGATGATGCTCACAAGGCGGCTATGGAGGCTATTCGTAACATTTCCTAACTAATATGGAGGTGTTGATATGTCGCAGACTATTGCGAATCTCAGCAACATCCTCAAGGAGTACTACCTTGGACCTGTTGTTGAGCAGTTAAATAATGAAGTTCTTCTTCTGTCGCGGCTTGAGTCGCGTTCGGAGGATCTGGTCGGTAAGCGGGCATACGTGCCGCTTCACACGGGCCGCACGTCGGGCATTGGCGCCCGCGGTGAGTTGCAGACGCTTCCTACCGCTGGTAAGCAGGCCTACGATAAGGCCGTGTATGACCTGAAGTACCTGTACGGTCGCGTTCAGGTGTCTGGCCCGTCGATGGCTAAGACGAAGAATGAGGCGGGCGCGTTCCTGCAGGCTCTTAAGAGCGAGTTGGACGGCGTTCGTAACGATCTTAAGAAGGATCTTGCGCGTCAGGTGTACGGTGCCGGTAACGGTGTCATTGGTGGCGTGGCGGATATCGCTGCTGCTTCCGACGGCGCTCAGGTCATTACGCTTGACTCGTCTGAGCCGATCCGCAAGGGTCATTTTTATGTTGGTATGGTCGTTGATGTTCTGACCACGGCTACGAGCAACACGCTTGCTTCGAATGGTGGCGGCCTGCCGATCACGGCGGTTAATGTTGCTACGCCGTCGATTACGGTCACGAACGTTGGCGGCGCTCTTGCCACGACCAGTGAGACTGATTTTGTTATCACTCGCGCTGGCGCTCGTACGGCTTCGGGCTATCCGAACGGTGATTCGGACACGGGTCCGCTGTCGAACGAGATTGATGGTATCCAGCGCATCGTGCCGTCTGACGCCGCCGCTAACTTCGGTGGTATCACGACGACGGCCGGTTCCTTCTGGGATAACATTCGTGTTGACCCCGCCTCGGGTGCGGCGTCGAATCCGGATGATATCTCGCTGGAGGTTCTGCAGAAGGCCATGAATCAGGTCCGTATTGCTGGCGGCATGCCGTCCGTTATGCTGACTACTCTTGGCATTCAGCGTGATTTCTACATGCTGCTGCAGGATCAGGTTCGTTACACGGAGCCCACGACCTTCCGCGCCGGTTTCTCGACGCTGGAGTACGCGGGTATGCCGATGATCGCGGATATTGACGCTCCGTTTGGGCGTCTGTATCTCCTCGATGAGGGCAACCTGAAGGTCTTCTCGGATCAGGACTTCCACTTCCTTGATATGGATGGCCAGACGCTGCGTCAGGTGTCGAATCTCGATGCCTACGAGGCTATCATGGTTCGCTACATGAACCTCGGCGCTACTCGTCGTAACACGCAGGCCGTGATCGGTGACTCCACGTCGCCCATCACCGTCGGCGGCTCGGCTGATATCGGCGTCTAATTGGATTGGAGGAGGGGGCAAAGCCCCCTCCTCTTTTCTTAAGGATTACTATGGCTAAGAAGTCTACAAAATACCAAAAGTTGGTTCGTACGCTTGCCGCTAGGGACGGGGCAAAGACTCGTGCGCAGGATCCGGCTGCTTTGGCGGCTTGGATTGGTCGCAAGAAATTAGGTAAGGCCGAGTTTCAGCGCCGCGCAGCGGCTGGGCGTCGAAGGGCACGCTAATGATTTGTAATAAATCCAAGGGAGGCTTGTAATGAGTACTACGGCCCATAATCGTTATAGTATTATTCGCTGGAAGCGTAGACGCGGCTTATGAGCGGGGCTTGGACTCGTAAAGAGGGTAAGAATCCTGAAGGCGGCTTGAACGCTAGGGGTCGCGCCTCTGCTAAGGCCGAGGGCATGAATTTGAAACCTCCCGTCTCCGCTAAGCAGGCTAGTAAAAGCCCTAAAGCGGCTGCTAGGCGTAAGTCTTTTTGTAGTCGTATGAAGGGCATGAAGAGTAAGTTAACGTCCGCTAAAACGGCGAATGATCCTAATAGTAGAATTAATAAGAGTCTTAGAAAGTGGGATTGTTAGTGAATATTTGGATTCCAAATAGGGGCGAGGTTGATACTAAGGCGTGGCGCGTTGATAAGGCCGTGAATGAGTATGATGAGCGCCTAATGTTTGGTCGGAACGAGGATACGGGCGACTGGTGCGTATTTATTCGCATGCCTAGGCCGGAGCAGCCTTATCCGGTGCTTGGTTTTGGAGACGCCATTCCAGAGCCTGAGAGTGCTCTTAAGCGCCTTAGGGCTAGCGATACCATGCGTAGTGGTAATAAGATTTATGATGATGTGATGCGCTCTCAGCGCGAGTATAAGGCGCAGTTTGAGTATTCCAGTAATCAGGCGGCCGAGGAGTCGGTTGAGGTTATTGAGCATATGATGCGTAAGAAGGGCGATTCGCCTATTATTAAAATTTTACCAAAAGGATAGGGAGGTGACAAGCAGTGGAGATTAGTGCAATGATTGACGAAATGGACTTGTACGGTTTTGAGGATTTTGATGACGCTCAGAAGGCACTGCTTCTTAATGAGGCCTATCTTGACATTGTTACTCGTGAGCCGTGGCCCTTTATGGAGCGCGTTATCGCTATTAACGTTCCGACTAGCGCCTCTAAGATTACTAATAATAGTGTTGTTTTAGACCCAGATAAGACTAATCCTACCGGTCCTATTACCGACTTGGGCGCCGTACTTAGCCTGATTGATACCACTAATGATATTGTGGTTGTTCCTGAGCGTGCGGATA